CATACACATACCTCTTAGAAACAGGATGTTCTACAATTAGAGATGATGTTAGTAATGAAAATAATTTACTATTATTAGTACGTTTGAGTTTAGCAATTAAATCCATCTGTCCATGACCATCCAAAATTTTTAATTTAATTTTATCTTTGGAATGTGGTAATTGAATCTCATATTCATTTACATTATTAACTAATGGAAATTCAATTTGTTCAGTATCATCAATATTTGATAAATCTACATTAGTTTTTGGATGGATTGTACCACAACTCGAACAAGAAAAATTATTAACCTCAAACTCTGCTCCTAACGACATAATTCTAATTGCTATTAACAAATAAATTTTATCAGTCATGATTAAATCTAATGGTTCAAATGTTGGTTCAACACATAATTGTTTTAATAACATTTCCATCACATTACCTTGTTTAATATAAGCAGGATTAGCAAAGATATTTTCATCTTTACCTTTCATGTAACGTAATTTGATTTTGCCTGAACTTAAAAAATTTTCTGTTGGATAAACCAAACCTTTTGAAGGTAGGTCTAATTCGATATATGTTTCTGTGTCTACTATTGGTGTTGTTTGTTTTGGTTGCATATTTGCCTCTAAATGTTAAAAAATAAAAAGAGCCAATAGCATTATACTATTGGCATTAAAAATTAAAGATTAGAATCTTTGAATTACATCATCATATCTGATTGATAATTGGATTTGCATAGGTTGTTCATTTTCCCATGACACTTCACCAAAATTGGCTGATAATAAGAAACAATTTAAGTAATCCCATTTTTCAATAACTGCGCCAACTGGGTCTAATAATTCTAGTGTACATTTTCTTCTATAAAATGCGGAATATCCCATTCTACCCGTGAAAATCTCCCCCTGAGTCGCTAACCATGCCGAGACATACTGAGATGTGGATGGAACTATATAGTCGATTAGAGAGATATTTAAAGGTTCATAGGTTGGTCTTCCTGCTTCGTATCTCGTTTTATTGATGTGAGGAATCGCAATTTCGGAAAACGATACGGTAGGTCTTGATGCTTGAGTACATAATAATTTAACCGTAGGGTCATCATCTACGGAAAATAGGAATTGGTTTGAATGTTTAGATTGAAATTGGTGTGTACCTCTAATCAATCCTTCAGGTTGTATATATGACATTTCGTGTTATATTAAAGTTGATAATGATTTTCTTATATATATAAATATAAGGAAAGTGGATTTTTTAAACCCACTCCCATAATTTTTTAACCTTCGTTGAATGAAGTTCCAGAAGAACCTATCACGAATCCAATAGAAATACCACGAACCGCACGTATAGGAACTAAATAAATAACCCCTTGTATGATTGCTTGGTCTACTATATCAGGTGTATTAATCGATTCATCAAAAATAGCTTCGAATGTTTCTAAACCATTGTTTGCTTGAATAAATGATAAATAACTTCTTATTTCACCTGCTAAAGCGTTTCTTGTAGAAGGTGTTAACGGTCTACCAATGTATTTTCTAGCAATGAAATTGATTTCAATTTTAGCTTCGTTTAATAAACGTCTAACATTTATAGATGATAGTGAAGATTCACGTTTCAATAATGTTCTATCGTTTAAAAGAACTGCATTTGGTTCTCCTGCAAATTTGACTACTGTATTAACACGCAAGTCATCCAAATCATCTCTTTGTGATAGAGAGAATTTAGTATAAGGAATACCTGATACAACACCACGTTCAAATCCTAATGGTGAGTACCAAGGTGCTGAAACTTCATCGTTTTTTGCTAATGTTCGTAGAAATACTGATACCATTGGTACTAATACATTATTAACTTTTTGCCAAGGTGTTAACCCACAACCAAATGAAGTATCAAATGCACCTTCCATAGATGATTCCATAGTGCTTAATGCATTAGTTGAATTTGCAATAGGTTTAGTTACATCAGCAGGGATGAAAATATCACCACGCTCACTAGCTACATTAAATGCATAATTATATACGTTTGCATGGTCTGTCAAATTTAATCCTACCAACGCTACTGTTTTAAGTAAGACATTATCTTTATCGGCAATTAAATCCAATGCTTTTTTATATCCAAGATAACCATTACCTGTAATTGAAGAGAAATCCAACCCAAAAGTATTAGATGGAACTGCATTTGCACCAATCAATTTTTTTGTACTTTTGCTAATACCATTAGTTGCACCAAAAATACCGAATGTAAATTTACGATTATTTTTTGGTACTAATGTTATATCAGAATTTGATAATAGAAATGGTGTTGCTTGTGTAGTATAAAAAGGCGAATTAGATTTAGGTAATTCTGTATGAATGAACCCTAAAGTTTTACTTTTACTATCAAAATTTACACCTGAATAGTAATCATCTCCTGTAGTGCTAGTTAAAGCTGCTTGTCTTAGAAGATTATCAAATGAATCATTAGCATTAAAACCAAACGCATAACCATCAAATCCAAAAGGAACTGCATCATTAGGAATGTCATCAATATTACCTAAAACTACTCTTACATAACTACTTCTGTTATTATAATCTCCTTCTGATTCAATTTGTCCCGATGTTTGATTAAAAGTATCTTTAACTGTACCAATTCGATTGCCAATAAAATTGGTATCAGATGGGTCTAATGTTACATTAGAAAATATTTCCAATGCTTCTACACTACTATCATCATCGTCATATTTACGAATAATTACATCAAATTTACCATGAGTAATATCTACCCCTGCTCTTTCAGATGGTAATTCAACATTAATAATAGAAATTTTAAATTGTCTATTAACTTGTTCACCCTGAGATATAGATTCGAATCTAAAAAGATTATGATTTGTTCCATTATATGTTTGTGAAATAACCCATGGTGATAAACCTTCTTGATAACTTGGCATCGTTATTTCTGCTGATGATGTAGTTATAGAAAATGTTGCACCTGATGATAAACTACTCGAAGGTTCAGCATAATATTTCAGATATACTCTGTTAGAGTCTGATATCGCTTGTGATAAATCTGTTACTGAACTTATACTACCATTTGTACTTGGTGATAAGCTATAATTAAGAGTTTCTACTACTGTTGAACCCGATTTTAATTGTAATTTTATATCTCCATAAGTAGGTGTAGCACTTACTGCAAATCCATCTATACCATCGGTAATACCTTGGGATGTAAGATAAAATTGTGCGATTGAACCTGTGAAGTCATCTTTAGAACCAACGATGTCTACCGCTTTTCCTACTGTATAATCTTCAGTACCCATTACTGATATCACCATTACTGATGCATTCGTACCATTAAGTGTGCTATTAACTGTAAATCCTACATATTCTTCTAATTTTTTGATATCATAATAACCAAACTGTTTAATATAATCATTATAAGATGAAAATAATGTTGGTATAAATGCACGTCCAAATGGTGTTGTACCAATGATGCAAAAATCTGCTATTTCGGGATTAACTGTTATGGCACTTTTATCTGTTTCGGAAAAGATAATATTAGGGGATTTAATTTTTGTTTTTGCCATTTATTTTTATATTTAATTTGTTAAAATTTTTTGAATTTGTCTTTAATTATAGTATTTTTATTTCATAATCAAATTTTAATAAAAAAAGCCTACCATTTGCATGATAGGCTTAATTTTTTCAGTTCGGTTAACTATTAACCGAATGATGCTAAATCTTGAACCAAGATTTTTGCATAGAATTCAGGACGAGTAACAACTTTGGCGTTACGAGTTTGAATGAATTGGTGAATAGAAGCATCTTGGAAAGATGTGATAGGTGGAGTCATCATATATGGAATGTAATTCAGATATGCTGCACCTGAGTCTAAGAAGCTACTTCCTTTGAAACCTAATAAGATTTCATTTTCTTTCCAATATGGGTTTGAGTAAACCTTATATTGGTTAGAAATAGAACCAACACTTTGTAAACCTACTGTGTAAGTATTTTCAGGTGATTCATTAGAACGGAAAGTTTCGAATGATTGGATTAAAGCTGCAACTTTTGGAGAAACAACTGCCCAATTCGCACGTCCACGC